AGCTCTCAAGAAACACGGATAAGTTCTCAGGCGAAGCAAAGAAGGGTGTATTAGCTATCGGTGAGATAGGCGACGCTATCGACCAGATGACCGAGAAAGCAAAGATCGGCTTTCTTACGCTGATGGGTAAAGCGCGTGACGCGTACACGGGCATTAAAAAGTTCCTTGGCTTTGGCGAAGAGGAACCCGCAGTTCCTGCTCCGGTGGTTGGCGTTACGCAGGGTGGAAGGCAGTCTGGAACAAGAGTTAAGGCTGTAAAAGACTCGGGCGCTGATTCTGCTGCGAAAGCGCTTAAGACGTACCTTGAAGGCCTAGACGCGCAGATTCTTAAGTTGAAAGAAGGCGAAGAAGCGGCGTTACGGTTTGAGGCTGCAAAACAAGGTGGCCCTGCTGGTCTTGCAAAGATGGAAGAAATTATCCGTCTGCGGCGGGAGGAAGCCGAGCAGCAAGAGGAAATGATGAGGCTTACAAAAGAAGCCAATCAAGAACTTGCCGCTATGGAAGATTTGCGGAAGATGCGCCAGGATCAAATCGTCAAGGATTACGAGCGCGAAGTTGAGATTGAAAAAGAACGTATGCAGGTGATGTTAGACCTTAGCCAGCAAGCGGAGATCATGGCTAATAAGCAATGGGAAGACATGCAGGAAAAGAAAAAAGACGGGCAAGAGCAATTAGAAATGTTAGAAGACATTCGGGATGGGTTTAAGTCAATAGGCACAACGATTGTCGAGGCATTCATGTCGGGCAAGTCTGCCGCGCAAGCATTCAAATCTGCTCTTTCTTCCCTTCTGCAAAAGCTAGCATCTAGATCGCTAGATAAATTCTTAGACACTATTTTCAAATCAAACATCACGGGCGCTCCGTCTTTGTTTGAGAACTTCATGTCTAATGTCCCCGTTCTTGGCAGTATTTTTGGTAAGCGAGCCGGCGGCGGCCCGGTCAACTCCGGCGCTCCGTACCTTGTTGGCGAAAGAGGGCCGGAGCTATTTGTCCCAAGCATGGCCGGTCAAGTTGTTCCGTCTTACGCGATGAGCGGAACATCGACAGTCAATAACTACAACATACAAGCCATTGACGTTAAATCTTTTGAGGAAAGAATCATGGGCAGCAATCGAGCGGTCTGGGCGGCTAACTCCTACGCTCAGAAATCGCTCTCGCCGCGAGGCAGAGCATGAGCTTCCAAACCATTCTAGACATCAGCCAAACGATTACGGTTAACAACCGGCGGATGGTCGGCCAGCAGTATTCCAGATCAGGGCAAGTAAGAACGGCGCTTTACGTTACATCCGTTCCTTGGGTGTTTACAGTTAAGCCCCATTCGTTTCTTTACTATCCCCAGGTTCGAGATGTAATTCAAACCATCGACAACCTCGACAGGCAGACAGCGGCAACTATCACGTTTAGCTCGACTAACCTTCAATGGTTCACGGCCTATCAGGGGCAACTCAGTTCTGTGCAAGCTGCGGCGCTTACGCTTGCTTCTGTTCCGGCGGCAAATGCAACGACTATTTCTGTCGGCAATTTACCGTCAGTTGCTAGCGGAACTATCGTCTTTGCTGCTGGCGATTTCCTACAGATCGGCAACTATCCTTACAAGGTAACGACACAAGTCTTAAGAGGCTCAGGATCAACTGTTAGCGTCACACTTCATCGACCAGTTATCGGAACTCCATCAACAGGAACGCTCACGGCTGTAGGATCTGCTTGTACGTTTTCCGTGGTTGCTGAGGTTTGCCCGACTTACACATTACGACCCATGACCAACGGCGCATTCGTCGACTGGGACGCTGATTTTGTCTTTAGGGAGAATGTGCAGTGAGTACCCCAATGACAGCGCTTTCTAGCGCAAGCATTACCCACGGTGAATTCGTCAAGCTGACAACCTCGACAACAACCTACACGTTTTGCAATGCTGCCGCTGCAATTACTGTCGGTGGCAATACGTTCTCAGGATTGGGGAGCCTTCTTTCTGTCGGTGCGGTTAATCGAGAGATCAAGGCGACTTCGATTGACATGGTGATTGGGCTAATAGGCATTGACCCAACAAACATTTCATTGGTCTTGGGAACGAACATCAAGGGCTCGACCATAGAGATTTGGCGCGGGTTCTTTGATTCTAACTATCAGATCATCACAAGCCCATCGACTCAGTTCTTTAAGCGCTATCAGGGCATTGTTTCCAACATTTCAATCACCGAAGATTGGAACGACAACATCCGAAGCCGTACCGCTACCGCGTCGATCTCTTGTACATCATTCAGATCTATTTTGGAAAACAGAATAGCCGGCATCAAAACCAATCTTTCGACATGGCAGCAACGCTACGCATCCGATACGAGCATGAGCCGCGTGGCTGCGATCAGCGGTCAATACTTTGATTTTGGAGCACCACCAAAGTCTGGTTCTCAATCAGATCCAGGAACTGTTCAACCATCACAAACAGACATTCCCGTTATTGAGCAGGGAGGATGATGAGATACGCAACCAAATACGATATGCCGCATCTTATTGAGATGATGAAATCTTACGCAGATGAAGCAGGAATAGAGACACTAAAGCAAAATCAGAATGAAGGGCATGTCCGAGCCCTTTTCTACGAGATGATCAAAGGCCGAGGGTTTGTTCTCATAGACGATCAGTTTCGAGGGTTCCTGGCGGCTTATGTGACAAGTAACTTTTGGAACGGCTCGGTAAAAGAATTGCACGAGGTGGCGTGGTGGGTGATTCCTGAGTACAGAGATACATCCGTAGGTGGAAGGCTTTGGCTTAGGTTTAACAAACTCGCTCAAGACATGGTAGACCAAAAAAGGGTTCAAATTGTCTGCACGAGTTTGATGCCGAATTCACCTGATATTGATTACACACGATACAAATTTAAGCCCATGCAAGCGACCTTCTTTCGAGAGTAGATCATGCCAGCATCCATCGTTTTAGCTTCTATATACGGCTCAGCGGCAGCTGCAAGCGCGGCGCTCGGTTCTTTGGGATTGGCTGCGGCTACGTTTGCCATCAACTTTGCTGTTTCATTTGTTGTTACCCGCGCTTTCGGATCTAAGCCTCCGCAATCACAAGACACGGGCGCGAGACAACAGGTTCCTCCTGCTAACAACAATTCAATCCCTGTCGTTTTTGGCGATGCGTGGTTGGGAGGTACGTTTGTTGATGCGGTTCTTACTACCGATCAAAAGACGATGTACTACGTCTTGGCAATCTCTTCCATATCGACAGACGCATCCGCGACCTTTTCTTATGATCGAACTAAGTTTTACTACGGCGACAGGCTTGTTACGTTTGACGGAACCGATCAAACAAAGGTTGTTTCTCTTACTGACGGCGATGGAAATGTAGACACAAAGATCAGCGGCAATCTTTACATCAGTCTTTACACGTCAACCAACGCTGGAACCATAACCGCAGTCAACGGAACCGCTCCTAACGTGACGATGGGCGGCTCAGATATTCCTGTCGCGTTACGCTGGCCCTCATCTGGCCGGCAGATGAACGGGTTGGCTTTTGCAATTGTCAAACTGGTTTACAACGCTGATGCAGGAACGACCGGTCTTCAGCCAGTTACTTTTTACTGCTCGCATTACCCAAAAGGTGGCAGCGTAGCGAAGCCTGGGGATGTTTGGTACGACTACATGACCGATACGCGTTACGGCGCTGGTATGACGGGATTGGTTGATTCTGCAAGCGCTACGGCTCTCAATACTTACTCCGATCAGACGATTACCTACACGCCATCCGGCGGCGGATCTGCAACTCAAGCTCGATACAGAATCAACGGCGTGGTTGATACTGGCAAACCCGTTCTTGATAACGTCGAGAAGATGCTGGAATGCTGTGACTCTTGGATGGCATACAACGCGGCATCAGGGCTTTGGTCAATTGTCATCAATAAAGCAGAAACGTCTTCGTTCTCTTTTAACGATACAAATCTTATCGGTGAAATTAGAGTTTCTGCTATAGACATCAATCAGCAGATCAACCAGATTCAGATTGAGTTTCCATCTAAGCTAAACAGGGATCAACCCGATCTTGTTTACATGGAAACCCCTGCGGGTCTTTTGTATCCGAACGAGCCCGCCAACAGGCAGACCACAACGCTAGAGTTTACAAACGACTCTGTTCAAGCTCAATACTTAGGAAATAGAAGGCTAGAGCAAGCGCGAGAAGATCTGATCGTTACGATTACTTCTACTTATCCTGGCATTCAGGTAGATGCGGGTGATGTGGTTGACATTACTAACGCAGACTACGGATGGACAAACAAATTATTCCGAGTCATGAAAGTCTCGGAAGCGACAGTTGACGATGGCAACCTTGGCGCGACACTGGAGCTTTCTGAATACAACGCTGTCGTTTATGACGATGCGACAATTACTGCGTTTACTGCCGCTCCTAATTCGTCGCTGCCTTCTCCAAATTACTTCTCAAGCCTTAACGCTCCCGTTATCGGGGATCTAGCCCCAAGCGCAGCGCCACCTACTTTTTCGGCTACTTGTACGATGCCGGCAGTAGGTAGAGTGACTTCTATAACACTGTTCTACACTACATCAGCTACGCCAGCGGCAACCGATTGGAAAACATGGTCTACGGCTATTCTTTCTAATGGGGCGACATTTACAAATTCATCTACGTTTAAGTTTGAAAATATAACGCTTTCATCTGGTACTTATTACTTTGCTTTTTCTGTAGAAAATGATTCGGCTAAAAGTACGCTAAGCGCAACAAGCGCGGCGTTAACTTGGTCTCCTACTGCGTTGGCTGGACCGACGGGGCCGACAGGAGCGGGTGGCGCGACAGGGCCAACAGGGGCATCTGTTACGGGACCAACAGGCAGTTCTGGTTTAGTTGGGATTGCTGCGCTTACCGCTTATTTAGTTCAGTCTCAATCTTCATCAACCCCAACATTTACAACGCCAACATCTGGGTCTGCGGTTCCTAGCGGTTGGTCATCAACGGTTCCTTCCGTTTCTATTGGTCAAGTTCTTTGGTACATCCAAGGTCGATACAACGCTAACGCGGTAACGGTTGATGGTGTTGGCGCTAATACCACGGCATGGACGGGCCCAATCGCCGCGTCGATCTTTCAGAGTATTAGATCTGATAACTACAACGGGCCAACTCCGCCGACCACATCAAACTTTGGAACACTCGGTTGGTATCTTGATCAGCCTTCAGGCAATCTTTACGCCAACGCAGCATATCTCCGGGGCGAACTAGTCACGGGTGTAAGCGGTGCTCAGCGAATAGAGATCAATAAAACCTCTCTTAACAAAGTAGCGGTCTATAACTCAAGCAATGTCTTGCTCGGTTATTTTGGAGGCGTGGGGTCAACGCTTGATTCTGTTTTAAGGCTTACGCCAACACTTACAGGCACAACGGCTATCGCGGCAGTTTCTGAGATTCCAAACGTAACTGGTGTATCAAATAGCGCTTATGGGTATTACGCAAAGACAGTGGATTCGTCTATAGAGGGAACTCTTGGCGCATGGGTTGGAACGGGCTCGACAAACATAAGGGCGGGCGCAAGCGGAACGCGTGATTACGGCTCGGGTGTTGTAAGTGGCTTTTTAGGTTATCAAGACGGATCTTATTCGGCAGCGGTTCGTGGGTATAACACTTCTGGCGGTACAGAAGTTTCTATCGCTGATTCATCTGGCTATGCAATCAATGTCAGAAGCGGAACTATCCGATACGGCTCTTACACGTTCTCGGCGTTTAACGGATCAACCACTCAATTCCTGCGTGGTGACGGAACCTTTGCAACGCCAAGCGGCGGATCTGGAACCGTTACTAGCGTAAGCGGTACAGGCTCCGTTTCGGGTATCACGTTAAGCGGAACGGTAACCACAAGCGGCAATCTCACGCTCGGCGGAACGATTAGTCTTTCTGCAAGCGATATACCGAATCTTCCTGGAAGCAAGATAACAAGCGGATTGGTTTCCGAGGCTTATGTTGGCGGATTCAAAAACGGAAGCACAAGCATAGTAGGGGCAGCGGGAACAGGTTCAACAGCAACGCTGCAAACCTTTATGGGCTCGGAGAATACAAATCTCACAACGGGCAACATGGTTTATTACACGCTATCCGGCGGAACCTATGCCGGCGTGTACATCAACCAGAGAGGCTCAACGGCTACTTGGTCAACGCTAACATCTGATGCTCGAATGAAAGATGTGTTGGGAGACATACCGATTCCCAATGCTCTCGAAGCCATAAAGGCTATTGGAAAGCCGGTAATCTGGAAATGGAAGCATGAAGCATCAAATCCGGTCTGGGGTTATACCGCGCAGCAAGTTGGGCAAGGTTTACCTTCAGCGCTTATAGAGTCGCCGCAACTTCCCAATGGGGAGTATCAAAAGGTTCCGGGAACCGAGGATCGCGTTCTTACCTTTGACAACACAAAGTTTCAAATGCTTAAAGACTTGGCGATCTTGGAGCTTGTTCACAAGGTTGATGCTTTAGAGGCAAGAATTGCCGCTTTGGAGGCAAAATGATCTGGTCGGTTACTAAATTAGAAGTCACAACCTACGAAGGCTTAACGGATGTTGTTATTTCTGTCGGTTGGTCAGCGACAGATACTCAACAAGGCA